TCTAAAAAACACTCAGACCTTTACACAGATGAGAATCCAAAAGGCACTATACATGGGTTAGGTTTTAAAGACGTAGCAACATCAAAAGCAAGTGTATCAAAAATTAAAAAATCAAATCGAACACATGCACATAAAATTCAAGCAGCAGTTGCAATGGAACAAAGAGCAAGAGAGATGGGTAAATCTTCAGAAGCAGCAGTATATAGAAAGTTTATCAACTCTATGAAAGAAAAAACAAAAGAGATGAACAAAGAAGAATATGGTGCAGGTTTCGAGGGAACAACAGAACTTGCTAACAAATATAAAAAAGTGACACCGGGTCAAAAAAGAAAAATACTTACAGTAACAAAAAAGATAGATGAACTTACTGGTGACACAACAGGTGCAAGTATAGGAGACCAAAAAGAAGGTGAACTTAAAAGAAAAGGTATTTCACTTACAACATTTAGAGCTAATAGGAAAATCGCATCATGATAACATTTATGCAATTTATAGACGAAGCAACTTATCAAGGTAAAAAAGTTCCACTTAACAAACCTATGAGAGGTGATGTTAAGAAATCAAAAGTTTTTGTTGACCCTGATGGTGATGGAAAAGCACAAAAAATAAATTTTGGTGACCCTAATTTAAGTATTAAAAAAGACCAACCTGCACGTAAGAAAAGTTTCCGTGCTAGACATAAATGCGATACTGCAAAGGATAAATTCAGTGCGCGGTATTGGAGTTGTAAAGCATGGTAAAAGTAAAAGGTGTTGATGTATCTAGTCTTACTAAAAAACAACAAGATAGTATGAAAAAACATTCTAAACATCATACAAAAAAACATTTACAGTATATGGCTAACTCTATAAAAAGAGGTAGTACATTTAGTAAAGCACATAAAAATGCTCAAAAGAAAGTTGGTAAATAATGGCTGCTAAAAAAGGTCTATATTACAATATGAATAAAAGGAAAAAAGCAGGAACAAGTAGGTCAAAAAAGAACTCTACTATTTCCCCTAAAGCATATGCAAATATGAAAGCAGGATTTCCAAAGAAAAAGAAAAACAAAAAATAATTGATTGACATACCATGTCCTAAGTGTGGGGTGGTATTAAAACCAAAGGACAAAATGAAGTGCGTGAACAAAGAGTGTGATGGCAGCAACAAATAAAAAATTATGTTATGCTGCAGGTTGTTTAAGACCTTTACCTCCTAAATCAAGTAAGTACTGTAGTACTAGGTGTCGTAATAGAATATCTCAACAAAAGAAAAGAGCTAAAGCTAAAGGCATAGAGTGGACACAAGAAGACGATAAATTAAATATACCTAGTCAAAAAACTGTACAACAACGCAGAGGTAAAGTATATACAGATTTAGTTGAATCAGAACTAGGTATGCAGATACTACAAAAAAAATTAACAATGTCTGAAGTTGCAAAGATACTAGACACATCAGTAGCATCAGTATCTATGGCATACAATGCTTTTGTAGAAGATACAGAAATAAAAGAATTACAAAAAACTTGGGAAGTACCACAAGTTGCAAAAAAAACATTAGAAGATTTTAAAGATTTTAGAGATAGGTATTTTGAAACAGAACAAGGTGTACCTTTTGAAACACCAGAGTTTCACATTAAGTGGATAGAGTCTATATTGACTGCTATAGAAAATGGTGAACAGCACATGATATTGTCACCACCTAGACATGGTAAAACAGAATTACTTATACACTTTACTGTGTGGCTTATATGCAACAATCCAAACATAAGAATATTGTGGGTTGGTGGTAACGAAGATATATCTAAAAACTCTGTGTCTTCTGTAATGGACCAGTTAGAAAATAATGAATTGTTAATAGAAGAGATATGTGGACCAGGTTCAAAATTTAAACCACAAAATAGAAGTGGTAAGGCTTGGTCATCTACTGAGTTTACTGTAGGTACTAGAACAGTTACAGGTATTAAGTCACCTACTATGGTAGGCATTGGTCGTGGTGGTAAGATTCTATCAAGAGACTGTGACATAATTATTGCAGATGACATTGAAGACCACAGCTCTACTATGCAACCTGCATCAAGAGAGAACACAAGAAACTGGTGGACTACAACATTGTCAAGTCGTAAAGAGGAACACACTGCAATGGTAGTTATAGGTTCAAGACAACACTATGACGATTTATATTCTCATCTTTTAGAAAACGAATCTTGGATAACTACAGTTGAAGAAGCACACGATACAAGTTGTAACTTACCTGACTGGGATGAAGCAGAACATCAAGAATGTATGTTGTGGAAAAGTAAAAGAACTTACAAGTGGTTAATGGACAGAAAAAGAGCAGCAGAAACTACAGGTGGTAGAGCAATATACGAAATGGTTTATCTTAATGTTGCTATGCCTGATGGTCTTGCTTTGTTTGACAGGGTAGAGATAGAGGAATGTAGGGAACAAAAAAGAGACATAGGACAGATACCACCAGGTACAAGACTTATTGCAGGACTAGACCCTGCATCTACAGGTTATCAAGCTGCATTTTTGTGGGCATACGATAGTGAATCAAACAAATTGTATATGGTAGATATGGACAACAGTTTAGGTGGAGGTATACCACAAGCATTAAGTGTTATAAAAGATTGGTGGCAGAAATATAATTGTTCACACTGGGTTATAGAGGAAAATGGTTTTCAGAAAGCTATACGACAAGATAGAAGCATAAGAGATTTTGCATCTACTCATGGTGTGTTTTTAGAAGGACATGAAACCTATAAAAATAAATTTGACCCTGTTTATGGTGTAACAGCTATGAGACCTATGTTTCAAGAAAATAATATTTCTTTGCCATATCTTAGCTTTGAAGCCCAAGAAAAGGTAAACTTATATACAAGTCAGTTAGTATATTTTAGTTCTGCGAAAAACAAGAGCAAAAGTATTGGAACAAAAACTGACATAGTTATGGCTAGTTGGTTTCCAATGAGAGCTATAAGAAGAATGCAAAAAGAACGCTTTGCAGAATTAGGATATGAATATAATCCTAGCTTTACTGGATATGATTCTAGTAACATGGATATAGATAACTGGAGTTAAATGGTTTTAGACAACGATAAAATTTTTGATAGGATTGATTATTTAAGGTCAATCAACAATGACCAATTAGTAGATAGGTCAAGAGTAAGAGACATTATGAATGGTGGCGAAGCTGCTGTTCGTGCTTTGTTAGGTGATTCTATGAATGTAGAATATCACGAACTTCCTGCACCTAATATGTTTTTAACTGCATTAGAAAGATTTGCACAGAAGTTAGGCAGAAGTCCTGATTTAAAAATAGATATTATAAATGATAAAGATTCAGAGAGAGCAAAAAAGAAATCTGAAAAATTAGAACGCATAGTTATGGCGTATGACAAATATCAAAAACTACACATGCAGTTACCACAAGTTGGTAGATGGTTGCCAGGTTATGGTTTTGTTGTATGGGTTATAAAACACAAAAGAGATAAAGATGGTAACCCATATCCTTATGCAGAACTAAGAGACCCATTTACATGTTATCCAGGATATTTTGGTAATGACCAACAACCTACAGAGATGGCAATTATAACTAGAGTTCCACACAAAGTTTTAGCAGAACAATATCCTGAAGCTAAAAATATAATAATGGCAACAGGAGAAGAAGAAACATCTCCATATTCTGTTTTATATAATTCATCAGACAGAATGGGCAGTTGGGCTAACTCAACAGGTCATGGAAAAGTTGTTGTAGAGTATATGACTGAAGAAGGTACTTATGTATATTTACCTGAAAACAAAAAAACTATTGACTACATGGAAAACCCATTAAAGTCAGGACCATGTTTTGTTGTAGCTAAAAGATATTCATTTGACCAAATGCAATCACAGTTTCAACACATTACAGGTCTTATGGCTAACATGGCAAAAATTAATATACTTGGAACTATTGCTATGGAAGATGCAGTATTTACAGAAACAAATATTGTTGGTGAGATAGAATCAGGAAAATATCGTAAAGGTAGATTTGCTGTAAACTATTTAGCACCTGGTTCACAAGTGTCTAAACCAGTCAATAATTTACCATACCAATTATTTCAACAAGTAGATAGACTTGAAAGACACTTAAGACTTGGTGCTGCTTATCCAGTAGCTGATGATGGACAATCACCAAATAGTTTTGTTACAGGTAGAGGATTAGAAGAACTAGGACAATCTGCATCATTGCATGTTAGAGAGTATCAACAACTCT